TATTGCAAATTTTGGGATACCGAGGGTCCTGGCGTAATGGTGTTCCAGCCCCAGGACAAATCCCGTTCTATGTTCTTTTTGACCCTCAAGGAAATTCACTCTGCCCAAGAGGAGTGCGAACGTGAACATGATGGCGACATGGCCGAAAGCTTTAGACGCATTCTCGCAGCTGCACAAAAAATTAACCCATTAGAAAAAGCTGGTTACATCATTAACGACAAGGACGGCATGCGTTACTTTGAAGTTGATTACCAGAAAACTGCAGAGAGCTGATGGGGAAAACATTCCGCCCTGGCTACACAGAAAACAATGAGCTGATCACAAGCCCAGACCTGGTGGCATCAGCACATGCCCTGATGGGTGGCATTGATCTTGATGTAGCAAGCTCCAAGATCGCAAATGAGCATGTACAGGCGACACAATTTTTCACCCCTAGCGACGACGGACTAAATGCCCAGCAATGGCATGGGAATGCATATCTATTCCCTCCCAACGGCACGTATTACTGGGACAAACCAAATGAACGCTGGAAGTTTACGCGAGGGTCTTCTCCTACTCTTAGGTCTTCACATGCTGTTTGGTTCAAACGCATGTACAACGCCTGGCTCAGTAAAGAAATCAAGCAGGGCCTGTATTTTACCAACTGCCCTGACATGATTCGTTACGACCCACGAATCTTTAGTTTTCCTATATGTATCTTGCGGACTGCTCCAAAGCTGCTAAAGGTCGTTGGTGACGAAGTTAAACAACAATCCACGTGCACTTCACTTGTTGTGTACTTGCCTCCAGTGGACAGCTCTGGTGCTGCCGTAGAAAAGTTTATTGACTTATACGCCGAAAAAGGTCATATCCTTTCCTAGGTTCCGTATACTGAAGAACGATTGCTGACCATCATGAGCGTCCTTGCTGACTGGGAAATCAAACAACTTGCTGAAGAGCATGAAATGATTTCACCTTTTGTTGATCGCCTAATCAGCAAGGAAGATGGCCGTAAGCTTTTGAGCTATGGCCTCAGCTCTTACGGTTACGACATCCGGCTTTCACCTAAGCAATGCTTAATTTTCGGTAAGATCCAAGCCGGTGACTGTGATCCCAAGGATTTTGATGAAAGCATCTTGAAGCCTGCCGAGCTACTAGAAGATGAGAAGGGCGAGTACTTCCTTCTCCCTCCTTACGGCTATTGCTTGGGCGTGGCAATGGAGCACATTAAGCTGCCTCGCGACGTGACCGTAGTAGCCGTTGGCAAATCTACGTATGCACGATCGGGTATCTTGGTAAATATTACGCCTGCAGAAGCTGCTTGGCAGGGTCACCTGACACTTGAGATCAGCAACTGCACCGGTTTGTTCAACCGCATCTACGCCAACGAAGGCATTACGCAGCTTTTGTTTTATCGTGGCGAGCCCTGCGAGACAAGTTATCAAGATCGCAAGGGTAAGTACCAGAACCAGCCCTATGAGGTTGTGTACAGCCAGGTCTAAACAAACGGTTTGCCGAACTGTGGCTTAGGCTTACGGGCGTATCCGGTACTTCCGGAGCGCCCACCCGAATCTCCTAGGCTCGGCAGCACTGTCCCGTTGATAGACGCTTCCGACCGTGGCGTTTTACCTCGGATGCTCGGCTCATCAATACCAGCACTTTGCCGAAACTTGCCTGCGCTTTTGGCAGCACGCATGTACTTGGCAACACGATTTTGATTGTCGTTTAAGGATTCTGCTGAACCCCTTTCACTTTCGTCTACACGCCTGAGGTCAGTGTCATAAGCTTGCTCAGGACGCAAGTCTGATACCTCAGCCCCAGAAGTTCCTGATAGCTGGCGAGGGTCGTAATTAGAGTTAAATAAATCTGCCATAGTATGATTGTAGTAGGAATAAATCAAGCCCAGATACTACCATGCATGGAGCCGCTGGTTTTTTAGATAGCTTTGTTCAAGACGAACTGCAGTGTCGTTGTCTTGATGAAGATGATTTTGGCGCACCTCTCGCCAACGAAGAAAATGATGTACCCTTAATGGATATGTACAACAGAGGGTTAACCTTATGTCAGGACGGAAGGGAACGGACAAACTTGGCACTCGAGGGGGGACGGCCTGGAGCAACGGGCTATATTCCAACAATGGAACAGGGTCTGGAGATGGGAGCATCACCGAAACCCAAAGCATTAGTGCTGGATCTGGGGAAGCCGAACGAGGAGCTGATGGAACAGTCTCGTCTTCGCCGTGGTTTGCGCCGATAATTAGCGACTTGACTGAGTGTAAGGATGGTGTTTGCCCAGTTCCCTGGGCAACAAAAGAAACTGCTCCTGTGGTCCAGGAGGATCTGGTGAATCATCCTTCACACTACACTGATGGTGGAATTGAATGCATCGATGCCATTGAAGCAGCTTTGACTGCCGAAGAATTTCGTGGTTACTGCAAAGGCAACAATTTAAAGTACACCTGGCGCGAACGCCACAAAGGCGGTACAGAATCACTGAAGAAAGCCCAGTGGTACCTGGACCGCCTTATTCAACTTGACGAAACTCAGAAAGGCTGAAGATCGTCTTCTTCCTCGTCCTCGTCGTCGTATATACATGCGGCGGCGAGTTCTGCTAGCTCCAGGTCTGTTGGGATATCAAAATCAATCTCAATATTTTCAGACGCCATGATCTCTTTGACCGCATACCACTCCATCAGGCGTTGATGGTAGAGGTTCAACAGGGCTGCGTACAGATCATCCCATGTCATTTCTTGAGCAGCAAGCTCAGCTTTGCGCATGGAGAACTGAAGCTCTAAGGGAAGTTCAAATTCCCGTGGTTCAACTGAACGCTCCATTCGGCTGTTCATGCTTTCTTTCATTTATTCTAAGCCTAGCTGCTAAAGACAGAATCGTAGTCCTTTGCAGGATTGTCTAACCATTGGTTGCTGCCACTGCAAAACTCATTAGCAAATTCAGAAAGGATATAAGGACTGATCCGTTCTTCCAGCTTCCGAATCGCGTTGATTTCATGCTGAGAAGCTGAATAATTCCTAAAAGCGCCAAGGAGGATTTCACTAGAGGGCCAAGGGTGTTCATCCAGGTCTTCCAGGAACAAATTGATTTCTTCCCTGCGTCGGTCCAGGAGGTTGCCAACGACGTGATGGTCGGCATCAAAAATCCATTGGCCCATCTCTTCTGTTGCCGCACAGAAGTCTTCGTTTTCAACGCAGTCAATTACGTGACTGTAAAGGAAAGGCTCCCAGCCAATCGAATGAATGAACGAAATCAATGCCTGACGCATCACGCTGTCAAGGCCAAGGTTTAATTTATCTAACTGCGTTTCAATAATACTGACTTCATTGAATAGATATTCCAGTGCTTTTTCCATGGTACAGAACTGCCCACGTCTAACGGCAGATCCATCTGGGTAGAATTGAGTTCCGTATCCAATTGTGTAAGGTTCTGCGCCCGTAATCGGATCTGGGTAGGCTTTTTCGTTAAAGCCTTCGTACTTGCGAATTAAGTTAATCGCACGAGAAAGATCTGACATGGGAGCAACTATTGTTACTCCCAATCATACACAATTTACTTACCTTGCCCGCGCATCTTTTTGCGTCCATGGCTAGGCAGTGAGTTCTGCCCCTGACCTTGGCGAGTTTTCTTGGGTTTGGACTCAGGCTTGAGAGCTAGGCTGGACTTGGGTTTTGCCACTTGGATTTGAGTGAGGCATTGAAAGCTTAGCGCGTATCACCAGGCTTTGCACGACCAGTAACCAGCTGTCAACTTGCTCTTGGGCTCGTCACAGTTGTGTCTTGCGCGAAAATTTTTACGTCGCTCTGGATTGTCTCGTTTAATTTCCATATTGGCATCGCCAAAACGTACAATTTTTTCTTGCCCATTTTCGCACGCCTTTACAACAGATTTTTTACCGCCTTGAATATCGCGACGAGGCTTATTGCAGGCCATTGAATCTTTATGTAACTTAGAGGCGGAGGCTGCCTTTTTACGCTTGTCTGACATTAGAGACCCTTAAACATGGATGTGAACTCACCGAGAATCTGACTACCTGTTTTGGACTTGTAGTCTTCATCTTCGTCGTCATCTAATCCCAGTTTAAAATAACTATCCATATCGGTATCTCGCGTTGTCTTGGTTCCTTCTTCAGATGAGGAATCTTCACCAAAGAAGCTTTCAATAGTTCCAAGGGAGGCGAAGGGATCGCTCATGTCTAATCCTTGTATCTTGAGTGCTGAATCAGAGCCTGCTTTTGTTAGTAACGTTTGCTCAGAGCGGTCTAGATCAGGGAAAAACTTTTCGTAAAATTCATCCTCTGTGCCCTGGTAACCAGCAGACTGAAATGTTTTATACAGCTCGGTAGATGGTTTTGCCTGCTGATCTTTATAGTCTTCAGGGCGCTCAATGTAAGTCAAGCCAAGTATTTCTTGTGTCGGTTTCTTGCGCTTTTCATTTAAGTACTTTAGTTCTTCCCTAATTTTTTGTGCGGATCCAGTGCGCAGTGTCTCCGTTACGTACTCTTTAAGCTCATCAATTGTGCCCTTGAAGTCGGTAATACCGTATCGTTGAAGAACCTCATCCCAAGACTCTTTGTCTGCTGGATCCAGGCCCTTCAGTAATTCGTCGGTAAACTC